TCACGTCTACGGTTTGATGCATTGCGCTTGTTTTTGTCGTTAAGCATCTTCTCGATAACAGGCTTAAAAACATCATCAGCACCAGTGGCAAAAGATTTCACAACACGCTTTACAACACATACTTCAAAATGCGGTCTCCCTAACTGGTTTGCATACTCGACCATGCATTGGCGGATTAGGTTTGGGTTTGGTTTGTTCATGACTAAAGCAAATCCTCGATTAACTTGCTATATCCGCCGATGTCATGCCATCCATCTTTGTGATTAAAATCACCGTTCACGATACGCGCCATTTTTGAAGCAATCATGTACAAAGCCATGCGGTGCGGATATGGAAGATCATTCAATCCATTAACACGAACTTCCGAAAGCGCTTCCATGATTTTACCCGTAGTTCGAGCCACATCCTCAAAACAACCATACTGCGCCTGACGCTCTGCCAATGTTGCTTCAATGGTTTGTTTCCGCACCTGCTCAATCTCTGCGTATTGGTCGTTTATGCTAAAATATGTCTTGCGTTGCCACAATAGACGACCAAGTGATGAATGCTCTTTTGTGAAAACCTTGTCACCACTAGCAAATGAATAGTAAAAATTCACACCGACTGGAACCTCAATCCAATGCTTTGCGTGTGGCTCTGTAGCTTCTTGCTTACAAGTCAGCTCTAAAATATAAGAACCATTACCACCCTCTCTTAAATATTCTTTCGGCTCATCATCCACGAAAGGCAATTCTTCGGGTTGTACGTGGCGTTGCCAAATAACATCAACATCACGATAACCCATTTCTATGCTCGTAAAATAAACAGCACCGCTATCATGGTCTTTGTATGCGACATTCTCACCCTCAGGAACTTCAATATCATCATCTCTCCCAACAATGCCACGCATCACAAGCTTGTAACTTCCGTCTGCCTGTTTTTCTAAATATTCTTTCATAGGATTAACCATATCTCGGAGTTCTTGCAGGGTGACTTCCCTGCCGTGCCAATCATTAAAGAAGCTTTCATCTTCTTTTGTGCCTGTTCCCAGTGTTCCGTCCGACTCCGCAAATAGGTAAACATCATTTTTTGATAAAAGGAGTTTTTTCCCTAAGTTTTTATAGGCCCAGTAATACCCCAACTCAAAAAATAACCCTTGTGCTTCTTTGCTTTCCGCTTCGTCAGCTACACGTATTTTTAAATCTTTCATCACTTCTCGCCTTTTCTATGTTTAACTCTGCGCCAATCCATATAGATACGGCACGCTTCTAATGTTTCAGGTGTTTTGACTCCGCCTGCATAATCCGATCTTAACTGCATAACATCTGCATAGCTCATGTCGTAACACCATCCGTTTGGTGTATCGTACTTCCGATACTTCTTGAACTCTGCCATTTTCTTCTCTTGTGTTTCGATAGAACAAATATAATAATTTTTATAAAAACAATCAAATCATTTTTCTAATATAGATATTCATTTTCCTGATATAAAAAAACCCCGATCATGGAGGTGGTCGGGGTATAAGCGAGTTGTGATCTGATTAATATATATGATGATCAGGCAGGATTCAATAGCTTCTTTTGATAGTTCATCTTATGTTTGCTTGTCGCCAACTTGAGTAAGACTATCAATCTCCGTAATCATCTCATGATAGTGCTTTGCTCCCCAGCAGATATGATTTTCATGTTTGCACATCGGCATGTTTTTGCATCTATCTTTTTTGTTCATAGCCCCAAACTCTCTAGCTTTTTTATTTAAGCAAGCCAGTTCAGAATAAACACCTATATCACAACTTCCACACGGATCTTCAATTTTCATTTCTCTCTCCTAAAATCGCATAACAGGTTTTGATTGGTTTGATTTCATCATAGTCAAATGCGTATGCACCATGCTCAACAAAAGTTCTATTAACAACATCCACAACACCCTTGAATCCGATTTTGATTGTTTCGCTGTCTGTATTATTTTTGAAAAAATAAAATCGATCACCTTCTAAAAATCTATACATCTCACACCTTCCTATACTTTTCATAATCTTTAGCAAAAACCCAAGTGAATGCAATTCTACCAACACCTAGCATCCACTCACCATCTTTAAACTTAATTCGCCTAATCTGAATTACCTTTCCCTCTACCCTGCTTCTTGCCAATTGCCCTACTTTAAAATTAGTCATTTCTTTATCCGTTTTTGTGCCACTTAGCCTATTTGCTTTTAATATAATATCTAGTAAGTGGCATATAGAGGGTATTTATAAAACCGCTTTTATCTAATAAGAGTTTTATAGATTTATATGCCACTTAGGGTATTTCTCTTTAATATAATAGTAGCTAAGTGGCATAAGATTGCAGTTTTAGCCAATGTTCAAAAGCATCTTTTGCACCTTGATAACCAATCGCTAAGCAAACAAATGCACCTTGCTTTTGCGCCTGCTGTAAAAACTCCAATTGCCCATCTTCAAAACGACATGAATTGTCTTTTTTGATCTCCATGCATAGCGTTGGATTTCCAATCACAATTAAATCAGATACCCCTTTGGTTAATCCTTTCGCCTTATCTGCTCTAATTTGCCCTGTAGTGCGCTTAGATTCGTTTTTAACGTGGAATGCTACTAACCCATAGGTAGATGGGTAATCGTTCCGTATACGCGAAATTAGACTACTTAAAACGTAATCCTCTGCGGGGTTTGATGTTGATTTCGGTAAATCGCCAAATTTAGGTAGCCATGCTGGGGTTTTCATCTCACTACATCCTCTTGTCTATTAAAATCTACGACAGTAAAAAAATCTGTCTTACTGCTTTTTTTGTACGAAACGGTTTTTGGTTTGAAATCTTTGTCTGAAAGCATCTCATAAAACCGCTTGTTCACTCGGTCGCTGAAAAACGCCACAAAATCCCGATACGGTGTTTTAAAAAATACTTTAAACATCGGATTGCCTGACTTCGACATTGTTGCCCGCTTCGACATGCGAACAATGGTGTCGGTTTGGATTTGGGAAAGGTCGTTTTTATAGTCCAGTGTTGTGCCTACAAGCTTATTGTTTGGGTCGATCAGTAGCTTTTTGCATGATCCGCATTTACGTGCTGCGATGTCATTCTCAGCACCGCATTCCTGACACTCTTTATAATCCCAAAAGAACGTACAGCGCTCAAAATTGTTTAATCCACGTTCTTCAACATGGGTGCAACGTCTGCCAAAGTGTGCGGGGTATTGTTTGCCATCATCAAAAACATAGCGCTCACCGTCAAGGTTTAAAAAGAATCCTTGCGCGTCATACTGCATCTTGTCGGGGTTTGGTCGCAGCGTGAACGTGTTTGCATGACTGCATTGCGGACAAGTGAAATCATCCTTAATTTTTGGCTTGTCTTTGTATGCCTGAATTTGTGGTTCAAATAAATTACCATCGGGGAAAAAGCGCTCGATGTTGCCTGCATAATCCAAAATGAGCGCATCCTCTTTGCCCTCAGATAAACGAAGCGACCTTCCAATAATCTGAATTAAAAGTGATGCCGATTCTGTGGCGCGTAAAATTGCAATCAATGAAACATGAGGTGCGTCAAATCCTGTCGTCAAAACTGACACATTCACCAAGTATTTTATTTTTTGATCCTTGAAGTCTTTAATGATCTGCTTACGGTCTTTCTTTTTTGTCTCACCTGTAACCAAAGCCGAATTATAGGCAGGCAGACTAGCCATAACCTCTTGGGCGTGTTCAACCGTGGCAGCAAAGAACATGACACCCTTGCTATTATTGGCGTTTGATTGGTTGATCACATCCGCGACAATCCCTGCTGTTTTTTTACCATGACCAATAAAAGCAACATCAACTGTGGATTGATCAAACTGACCATTGCTTTTGACCTTGATCCCGCTTGTGTCGTAGTTCTCTGCATGTATCTTTCCAATTCTGGGTGGTGTTAAAAATCCCTGCTCAATCAGGAATGGAGCAGACACGGTATATAATTTCTTTTTAAAATATGGCTTTGTGGATTCATCCATTAATCGGCCATACTCGTTTATTTCGTAAATATAACCCTCATTTAAACGATATGGGGTCGCGGTCATTCCGCAAATTCTTAAATTTGGGTTTTTTGAGCGCATATCTGAAATGATATTTTTAATGGTCGGTGTTATTCTATGGCACTCGTCAAGAATAACCGTGCTGTATTGGTCGCCAACATCAAGGGCTTTGCTTTTAAATGTCCCCTCAGTTGCAAAAACAACGTCATGGCGCAGGCTTTTCCCGATTGATGCAGAATAAATAGACGCTTCATTTCCTGTTAAAAGATATTTTTCATAGTTTTGCTCTACAAGCTCAGCGGTTGGGCATAAGCACAACACTTTTTTATTTGACATTGCATTCATCACTTTTGCGATTTCAGCACAAATAAGGCTCTTGCCCGCCCCAGTAGCAAGCTCCAGCAAGCAAGGTTCTGAATTTCTCCGCATGTAATTCACAGCTTTATCAACAGCTTCTTGTTGGTATGGTCTTAGTTGGTACATTGTTTTAACTCCTCCAATGCAAACAATCATAAATAATTAAACTTTGTATTGCAATACAAAAGAAAGGTAATTAATATTGATGTATTAGGAGAGAGTCATGCTAGAAATAATTGTTGAAAAATTAAAACAAATGTCATGCCTAGACATCAGGTTAATGGCAGATGAAATAGGTGTGTCTTATGACACGATCATATCCATTCGTTATGGCCGAATCAAAAACCCAACACTAGAAACCTTTTTAAAAATTCAATCATATTTCGAGTAAGTCTAATGGATTATAACGCTCTAACCACAGAGCAGATACAGACTGCTTTGTCTTATATTGACTATGAAGATCGGGAACTGTGGTACACGATGGGCATGGCTGTGAAGTCAGAGCTTGGCGAATCGGGTAAACAGTTGTGGCTGGATTGGTCATCGAACGGTAGCACGTTCAAACTCAAGGACGCGTTGGCAACATGGAAAAGTATTAATTCTATCGGAAATATCCGCATCGGC